ATGTCGCGCACTGAATTAATAAGGAATCCCTAATGGCTACCAATATAGACAAAGCACTTTACTCTGACACGCAGGGCGCAGGCCCAGATCAAGCGGACGAGCCCATTGAAATTGAGATCGTAGATCCAGAAGCGGTCAAGATCCATGCAGGGGACATGGAGATGGAGCTCAAGCCAGACGGCGAAGGCGACGATTTCTACAAAAATTTGGCAGAAGATTTACCTGAATCAGTCATGGCAACGCTGTCAAATGACTTGGCAGATGATATTGAGAACGACAAGAACTCCCGCAAAGAGTGGGAGAAAGCATATGTAATGGGGCTCAAACTACTCGGGCTCCAGTATGAAGAGAGAACGGAGCCTTGGAACGGAGCATCAGGTGTCTTCCACCCAATGATTACTGAAGCCGTAGTGCGATTCCAAAGTGAAACGATCACCGAGATGTTTCCCGCCCAAGGCCCTGTTCGCACTAAGATACTAGGTAAAGAAACGCCAGCCAAGAAAGAGTCTGCCATCCGCGTTGAAGATGACATGAACTACGAGTTGACTGAAGTAATGGTGGAGTTTAGACCCGAGCATGAGCGCATGTTGTGGTCCCTCCCAGCAACCGGCTCAGCGTTCAAGAAAGTGTATGACGACATCACTTTAGGGCGCCAAACATCCATGTTTGTACCCGCAGAAGACATGATTTTGCCCTATGGTACGACCGATATGGACACTTGTTACCGTATGACACACGTCATGCGCAAGACAAAAAATGAGATTGTTAAGCTCCAAAAAGCTGGTTTTTACCTAGATTTTGAACTGCCAGACGCAACTCAGCTGCGGGATGACATCCAGAAAGCCAAGGATCAAGAGACTGGATTCAACGACTTAAACGATGATCGTTACGTAATTTATGAAGTTCACGTTGACCTAGATTTAAAAGGTTATGAAGACGTGAATGACGAGGGTGAAGAGACTGGCATTGCACTTCCGTATGTGGTAACCTTGATTAAAGGCAGTAACGATGTACTGTCTATACGCCGCAACTGGAAGGAAGACGATGAAAACAGACTTAAGCGACAGCACTTCGTCCACTACCAATACATCCCAGGATTCGGAGCCTACGGCTTCGGACTCTTCCACCTTATTGGTGGATTTGCAAAGTCTGCCACCTCGATTATGCGTCAACTGGTCGACGCAGGAACTTTATCTAACCTCCCCGGAGGACTTAAGTCGCGCGGACTTCGCATTAAGGGTGATGACACTCCCATTGCACCAGGAGAATTCCGGGACGTTGACATTGCATCGGGTCCGTTAAGAGACAACATTCTCCCGCTGCCATATAAAGAGCCAAGCGCAGTTCTTGCAGGATTACTAGACAAGATCGTTGAAGAAGGTCGTAGGTTTGCCGCTACTGCAGATATGCAGGTCAGCGATATGTCAGCCGATGCGCCTGTAGGTACAACACTTGCCCTGCTCGAGAGACAGCTTAAAGTCATGTCGGCAGTTCAGGCGCGTATGCACTACGCGTTCAAGCAAGAGCTGAAACTCCTTGCCGCGTTGATTAAAGAAGACACACCTGTTGACTACGAATACGAGCCAGAGTACGGGTCCAAAACAGCTAAACAAGCTGATTACGACAATGTGGACATTATCCCTGTCAGCGATCCCAATGCAGCGACTATGTCGCAACGTGTTGTCCAGTACCAAGCTGTGATTCAAATGGCGCAGATGGCGCCGGACATTTACGACTTACCAGAGCTGCACAGACGCATGCTGGAGGTTATGGGTATCAAGGGTGCTGACAAGCTTGTACCTTTACCAGACGACATCAAGCCAAGCGATCCAGTATCCGAGAACATCTCCATACTTAAGATGGAGCCGGTTAAAGCGTTTGAGTACCAAGACCACGAGGCACATATTAAGGTGCACATGGCAGCTATGCAGGATCCGATGATTATGCAGTTGATCGGGCAAAACCCCAACGCTCCTAAGATTCAAGGTGCGATGACTGCGCATATCGCGGAGCACGTTGGCTTAGAGTACAAGAAACGCATCGAAGCTCAGATGGGCATGGCGATTCCTCCAAGTGACGAAGACCACAAGATCCCTCCACAGATCGAGTACCAAATGTCACAAGCGATGGCGCAGGCAGCTCAGGCGGTGCTCCAGCAGAACCAACAGCAAGCGGCTCAGCAGCAAGCGCAGCAGAAAGCTCAGGACCCACTGATCCAGATGCAGCAACAAGAACTGCAGATTCGTCAGCAAGAAGTTCAGATCAAGGCGCAGGAAGCCCAGGCTAGAGCGCAGCAAGCTCAGGCAGAGTTGGCACTCAAAGCCCAGGAGTTCCAGAGTAAACAACAACTGGAAGGTCAGAAAATCCAGGTTGGTGCGATGGAGAAAGCGGGTCGTCTGCACATGGACGACAAACGCATCCAAGTTGATGCGATGCACAAGGCGGGCATGCTCAATACAGACAACAAGCGTATCCAGGTTGATGCGCTTAATAAAGCCGGGCAGTTCCAAGAAAAACGTAAGGACCGTGCAGCAGATTTGTACAAACATAGAACCCAGCACGAACATGAAGGCTATGAGAGCGACGCTCAACGTATGCACGACCAAGAGATGCAGGCTAATCAGCCTGCCCCACAACCCAAGGAGAAACCCACTAAATGATAGTCAACTTCGCATCCACGTTGCGCAAACAACTACGTGACCAAATGAACAATTACGCTGACGACTTAGCAACTGGTCAGTGCACCACTTTTGATCAATATCAAAAACTTTGCGGGGTGATTTCGGGTCTAGCCATCGCAGAGGGTTTATTACTTGACCTGCTAGAAAAGGTAGAAAAATCAGATGAGTGATCTCATACTCCCAGAGCGTTTAAAGCTCAAGCCAACGATGGAAGTAATTGAACAAATTACTAAACCACCAGAGAAAGACGAGGACAAAGCGACATTGCTCCCTAACCCATCCGGGTACCGGTTGCTTTGTAGCGTGCCTCAAGTCTCTAAGAAGATCGACGGTACTGAGCTCGACCTTGAGCGTCCTGACTTCTATGCCAAACAAGAGGAGCATGCAACCACTGTGTTGTTCGTTCTGAAAGTAGGCCCAGATGCGTATAAGGACCCAATTAAGTTCCCTAGTGGGGCTTGGTGTAAGGCAGGTGATTTCATCATGGTACGTACCTACGCAGGTACGCGTTTCAAGATTTACGGCAACGAATTCCGATTCATCAATGATGACCAGGTTGACGGTGTTGTAGATGATCCCCGTGGCATAACACGCGCATAAAGGAAAAACAATGGCAGACTACAAAGGCGAGGAATTTAAGTTTCCTGACGAAATTGAAGATAAGGGTAAATCCCTAGAGACACACAGCGACGACGATTTTGAAATTGAAGTTGTTGATGACACACCTCCTGCAGACCGTGGTCGCAAGCCACTAGACCGCGAGGTAGAGGACCCCACTGATGACGAAATCAATCAGTACACAAAGGGTGCTCAAGAAAGAATTAAAGAGCTCACCCATGCAAGGCACGACGAAAGGCGAGCCAAAGAAGCCATGGCGCGAGAGAAAGCAGAGCTAGAACGCTTTGCTCAGCAGATTGCTGAGGAGAACAAACGCCTCAAGCAGTTCGTAAATACAGGTACCGAGCAGTACACAGCGATGGCTAAGACTGCGGCAGAGGCAGAGCTTGATAAAGCTAGGCGGGATTACAAGGCAGCGCAAGAAGCGTTTGACACCGATGCCATGATTGCTGCGCAGGAAGCCTTGACAATTGCAAAGATGCGGGCGGAAGAAGCAAAAAATTTCCGTGCTGCCCCTTTACAAGTCGAAAAAAATGAGGTATATTCGGCTCCACAACAGACCCAAGCTGCACGACCTGACGAAAAGTCCCTGCGCTGGCAGGCCAAAAACCAGTGGTTCGGAGCAAGCGGGTTTGAAGACGTTACCAGCTTCGCACTAGGGCTGCACCAAAAACTAGTGAACTCCGGGGTTGATCCTCGCTCTGAGCAGTATTACGAGCAAATAGACGCTCGCATCAAGAAGACCTTTCCTGAAATATTTGGAGAGGCTACGTCAACTACGCCATCCGATACTCCAGCTAAGAAAACACCATCTGTTGCAGCTCCTGCGACCAGATCTTCTGGAACAAAGAAGATTCA